TATAGCAAATCTGCTGCTGATACAAAGTTCTTGCAATCACAATCTGCTGAGCCATCCAATGGGCTATTAATGCGCGTTGGTGGAACCAGAGATTTAGAAATCTCTTCCAGAATGTCGGTTGTTGAGGGGAAAGTTGCAACAATCAAAGACCTGCAAATAAATGGCCATACATTAACTGCATCATTCAACCTAACTGCAAATGATGTTAGTGCAAGACCAAATAGTTGGACTCCATCAGCAGATGATGTTGGTTCATATAGCAAATCTGCTGCTGATACAAAGTTCTTGCAATCACAATCTGCTGAGCCATCCAATGGGCTATTAATGCGCGTGGGCGGCCCCGCAATCCTCGATGCGGAGCGCTACGCCCTGGAGCGGGCGACTGGCGGTCAGCAGACTATCATTCGCGACAGCGCTGGCAACGCCAATGCTATGTTCGTGCTGCCGCGCTTTACCTATGCCGATATTGGCATGACAACTGACATGGGCGCAGGCGATATAACGGCGTTCGATTTTGGCAGCGGCAGCATCAAGGGCGAGATATTCATCGGCGCATATCTTGCGTCCGGCTCCGGCGCTGTCAGCGCGCCGCGGCAAGATCCCCGCACCTCGCTCGATCACACCGCCGCCCGCAACGCCTGTAGTGCAAAAGGCGCAGGCTGGCATCTGATGACGGCGCACGAATGGGCGGCAATCGCCCTGTGGTGCATGGCCAACGGCTACGAGCCAATCGGAAACACCAACTGGGGTCGCAGCCACGCCAAAACCTGGATGGTAGGCGATCGGGCCGACAATAGAGCGCCGGGTGATGCAGCCGGCACGGGGCGAACCCAGACCGGCTCGATGGGGTCCGAGGCGACGCATACTCGCACGCTGGGCGGGATTGCGGATCTGGTCGGCAACGTCTGGGAGTGGCAGGACGGATTGCTGCTGCAAGATGGGCGCTTTAAGATTTCTGCCTACAACACCCAGGCCGAAGTTGACTGGGCGTTCGCTGATGCGTTTCTTGATGCGTCAACACCAACCGGTGGATCGGCCATCCTGTCCAACGCAGTCAACAACAGACTGGGAGCCATCGGAGACAACGCCAACGCAGGCAACTCAGCCAACGTAGAGTGGCGAGCAATGACAAAATCAGGCAGCTACGTCAGCAATCAGGCGATGAAGCGGCTGCTGCTGGAGCCGGCTGGGGCATTGCCGCAGGGGCGCATCTATATGCGCAATTTCGGCGAGCGACTCCCGTATCGTGGCGGCGCTTGGCACGACGGGGCCTACGCTGGCCTGGCTGCGCTCTCTCTGAACGGTTCCCGCGCGGGCACGTACGCGGGCATTGGGTTTCGCCCCGCCTTTGCCTGAGCCTTGCGCCTTGGGTTTTGTTGGCGCCACGGTAGTGGCGCTTAATCGGTTGATGCCTGTTTAACATTTCGAGAGGGCAAATAGATGAGCTACTTATACGACGGCGAAACGCACGACAACTACGACCCGGCCTTTATGGCGGAGCTGGGAATGAGTGAGGAGGTCATAACCTCCGTGCTCGCCCAGCGCGACTGGGATGCAACGGAGGGGCAACTGGAGCGCCGCCAGCGCGCCTACGTGGCGGAGTCCGACCACCTTTTCTTGGAGTGGCAATACGACAAAACGCCAGAGGCCGAGCAGGCATGGCGCGACAAAGTGGCGGAGATCAAGCTGCGCTACCCGGTGTACGTGGGGGAGGAAGAGTGATGCCCTGAGGGTGATTACCTTTACCCAGTAAAAAATGCATAATATCAAAAGCACAGAGATTAAAAAAAATGAAAACCATTCTTATACAAATCCTGATTAAGGTAGGGAGCAATCTGCTCATCAATCTGCTTCGTCATGGGGCTGATGAGCTAGAGCGGAGGAAAGACAATGACTTTGACAAAGCAGCTGCTATTAAAGATGCCTTGGATGGGGTTAATATCAATGGAAAAACTTCCTGAGTGGGCAAAATCAGCAGGCGCAGCAATTGCATTGCTATTCTTGCCTTCTGTAGGTTTTATTTACTCCCAGGGGGCTGATAGCAAGACAAGTGAGCAACTTGCAAATTCAAATATAATGCTGACTCAATCCGTTCAGCAATTGACAACTGAAATAACAAATCTTTCCATGAAGTTAAATACGCAGATGGTTAAGGTTGATTACAGTGAAAAGAGGATTAACAAACTTGAACAAATAGTTGAAAGCAATACTAACCAAATTGCAACATTAATTTCAAAGGAAAAATAATGGCTGAAGGTCTAGGCAATGATGTTAATATGATGCCTGGTTTCATGGTCACGGGCACCTCATGCTTTGGGATGCCCTATTGCGCTGTTGTTGCTGGATGGGTTGAGATTCCAAAAGCGTCTGATGAATGGCTTGAAATCAGGCCTGTAAAGGCAAGTATTAAGTATGCGGAGGTGAAAAATGCCACTTGAAATTGCAACAACTATATCACAACTTGATGAGCAGTGGCCTAATGGAAGTGATTCAATTGATCGCGGTGATGACCACATAAGGTTGATTAAATCAGTTCTCAAAGGAACATTCCCTGGCCCAACTGGTAAAGGATTTTCAGTACCATTGACTGTTGATCCAGCAGCACTTAATGCACTTGCAGCAACTTTAAAAAGCATAGATGAAAAAATAACAAATGCGCACGCAATTGGCAATATCATATTCAGAGATGATTCAGTTGACCCAGCAACACTATATCCTGGCACAGCATGGGTTTTGCTTTCAGGCGATGCTTGTATTGCACTAGCAACTGTTGATAATGCTGGCTCTATGTCAGGTGAAAACACGCCTGTTGTTCCGCTTCCTGGTCATACACATGTTATTACAATAAATGGAGTTGGTGATCATGTGCATAGTGGTAACGTAGGAACTGGCGGAGCTTCTTTTGAACATCATCAATCTAACAGTAGAATGCCATCTGAGACTTGGCAAAGAAGTAGTGGACCAGCAGGTGCACACACTCATGAAGCAACTATAAATAACGCTGGCACACCAGGTGCAATACTTGATGTTCGTGGCAAACGTAAATATCTCTGTGCATGGAAAAGGGTGAAATAAATGTCACTAGCAAGCATCAAGAATCTAAATGCAGGAGGCCTGAATTCTGATATCAACCCTGTTGATCTTGGTGAAGGCTTTCTGACATATTGTAATAATGTTAGAATGAAATCAGGTGGGATAATACCATCTGGTGGTTATGCTGATATAGTCACCGTCCAATCAGGTGTTGTGCCACAACACATGCGTTTTGTTAAAGGGATGGATGCTGATAAGTGGATTATTGCATGTGATAAGAAGATTCTTTCTTACACTGCTTTGTTCACTGACATATCCCCAACTGCCATGCCAACAATAACTAATGGTGATGCTTGGACCATCACATCAATCAGCGGAATAACTATTGTCAACCATCCTGTGCTTGGCCCGCACTATATGGATTCAGCAACTTCTAAGCTTCTCCCTCTTATTTGGGATAAGACACATACTTGGGAATCAGCACACCAGAAGTGTGACATCATAGCAGTCCATCGTCAGTTCATGTTTGCCATGGGCTTGACTATGAATGGCAAGTATGTTGGTGATGGTGTTCGTTGGTCTGCCCCTGCTGATGTTGGTGCAATCCCACCCAACTGGGATCCTCTTGATGTTACTAGCTCAGCTGGTATAGTTTCACTAGGAGGCTCAGGCGGAAAAATAATTGGTGGGCTGACAATGCGCGATTCATTTGCAGTCTATCGCGAATTTGGCATAACAATGTTTGACTTTGTAGGTGGTCAATATGTTTGGCGTGCTCGTGCTCTTGAATCAAATGCAGGCTTAATTGCAAAGGATGCAGTTGTTGATGTCAATGGCATACATTACTTCATGAGCTATGGCGATGTGTTCATGAATGATGGCAACACAGTACGATCAATTGCAGTTGATAGAATACTTAGACGATTGAATTCAATTGACAAACATAATTACAATAGAGCTTTTGCAACTCACAATAGTGCTGCAAAAGAAATATGGTTCTGCTTCCCTACTTCAAATTATGATTATGCAAACACATCATTTGTTTACAATTATGAATATGATAGTTGGATGGTAAGGGATTTGCCAATTGTAATCTCTGCTGATAACGGGACTCTTACATCACCTGATACAATATGGGATAATGCCCGTGAGACTTGGGATGGGTCAACAAATAGTTGGGGTGATAATGCAAACTCTCCTTTTGATATAGTCCAACTTGGACTGTCAAAGATAAGTGCTACTGAGTTTAAAATAGTAGCTTTAGATATACTTGCCGGGTTTAATTCGTCCCCCTACTCGTCTATAATAGAAAGAACGGACTTAGCACTTGGTGGCATAGACACAACTAATACAATAACTCGTGTTTATCCTCATGTGACTGGTGCAAGCAAAGTTAGAATTCAGGTTGGCTCTCAAATGATGCCAGGTGGCCCAGTGTTGTGGAAGCCTTATGTTGATTTTGAACCAAACAGAGATAGAAAGGTAGATGTAAGAACAACTGGTTTGCTTCATGCTTACAGAATCATAGCAACTGATGTCACATCAAATTTCATCTTGACAGGATTGGATTTTGAATATACAGAGGCAGGGAAGCGATGAACATTGGTCAAACACCACCACCTAGCAACATAGACCCTGAGCTCCAGCGTTGGCTGGCTCATCTTCTTATTGAGATATCTGGCGCACTTCAAGATGTTGAGAAAAACATCACTGATTTGCAGAAAGAAGTCAAAGCTATCAAGACACATCTGGGGTTAACATGAGTGATGTAAAAATTGCTATGCCAAACTATCTTGATGTGATACGTTGCTGGCATGAAATTGAACCATTTATTCAGAAGGCAGTTGATGAATCAAATGGTGAGTTGACAACTGATTCAATCAAGGAAAAGGTTGCCGATAAAGAAGTAATTGTTCTGACCATATATGATGTATCAATTGCCAAGCTCATAGCAGTAACCACTTTTGATATGGTGACATTTGAGAGTGGCATCCGTGTGCTCAACATCCAATGCGCAGGCGGAGAGCGTGTTGATGAGTGGTTTGCTGAAGTTGATGCAATCGCAAGCTGTGTAGCCAAGCGACATGACTGTTCAAAGATTTATGTCATTGGTCGTAATGGGTGGGCTCGCAAACTCAAACCAATTGGCTATGCGCCAGTTCATACAGTGATATCAAGAGAGGTGGTGTGATGGGTGGTTCAGCAGGTAAAAGCAAAGGAAGCTCTGGCAACAGCTTCAGCACCAATGTCTGGGGGCCACAGGGTGATGCACTCCAGAATCTTTACCAACTCGCATTTGATCAGTATGGTAAAGGAAATGACTATATGTCACAGATCACTGGCCAAGCCAGCAACATTGGCAATGCAGTGAATGGCATTCTTGATGCAAACAAAGGTTTGCAATCAGGAGGTGCATATGGCGATACAGCAGAGATCAGACAGAAGCTGCTTGGCTCTATGGGTGGTCGCTCCAACGTTGGCAGCATGTATGAGTCCATTGTTGGTGGCTCAGGCAACACTTATGTTGATCCGCTGATTGAACGTCTGCGCGCTGATAGTGCACAAAACGTTTCAACACTGCAAGGTAGTAATGCAATGGATGCTGCTGCCATGGGTCAAAGCGGAAGCAGCCGTCAGGCTATGCAAGACGCAATGTTCTCAAACCAAGCAAACAAAGACTTGTTGAACAAAGAAGCTGAGCTTCGTCATGGTGCATATGACACTGACCTCGGCCTCAAGATGGGAATTGCTCAGCAAGCTGATTCAAATCGTGGTGCTGAGCAAGACCGTATGCTGGCAATGCTGCAGGGCGGCCAAAGTTCGATGGAGAAAGGAACTGGTTCTGATCTACTCAGCACATTGCTTAACTCTGGTATGAACCCGTGGCTCCAAGCACAACAAGCTGGCTGGAACCCGATGAACAACCTGTCAAACACCATTGGCAATGCTATCATGACTGGTAGCGGAAGCGGCAGCTCCAAGTCCAAAGGCTTTGGCGCAAGTGGAGGTATATTTGGATGATTTCATTTCTGACAATGCTTCAAGGCGCTGGAGCTGCTAAAAAACTTGCGCCACAAACACAGCAGGGGGGTTCTGATACAGGCAGCCCGATGGACAGGGTTTTTGAAGCAGTTGGGACACAAGGAGCACAGCGAACCAAGGCTGCTGATAAGAATATTGGCATGCAATATGTGAATGCTGGCCTGCAGCCTCCTGTTGTTCCGAATATGATGCAGCTGCTTCAAGGAATCAATATGCAGCAGCAAGGTGGTAGTCGTGGGCTTCCTGTTACTGCTCTGCTCAATATGCTCCGTGGAGGATAACATGGTGATTCTTGACCAAATTGCCAAAGGGTACAGCAATGCTGTTCTTGGCCCTGACCCTTCCCAGACTGCTGATGCCTACTCAAGGCTACAGCAAGAGTTGAGCAGCAAGTATGATAAGGATAAGCAAATCTTTGCAGCTGACCCTGCTAATGCAGGGCAGCAATATAAGATGCCTGACCCATTGACAAGATGGCAAGAGCAAGTTGATGCCATGATCAAAAGCGGGAACCCTGTCCTGCAGAAAGAAGGCTTGAATCAACTTAGTATGTATCAGCAGCGTGCTACTGCTGCTACTTCAGTTGATGCCCCTTCATCTGTAAAAGAATACCAGTATGCCCAAGGTCAGGGATATCAAGGCTCATATCAGCAATGGGTTCTTGACAAGGCTGCTGCAAACAAATCAAGTGTTAAGGTTAGTGTCGCTCCTACCCAGCAACTGCTTGGGCTTAAAGACTCTATTGGGTTGGTGAATGATCAAGGCGAGCACCCTCCAGTTGGTATTCCGCTTGGTGAATTGCCAGGGCGTGGATACAGACCGATGCTAAGTGACCCTCAGCGTCAAGCTGGTACTGCAGGTGATGTATTGCAGTCATCCACTGCTGGTCTTGGCCAGAACCTCGACACCGGCGGAACACCTGCTACTAACATTGTGAATGAGCTGCGAACAACCCCAGGCACTCTTGGTAGCGTTGCTGATAGCTTGCTTAGTGCATCTGGGGTTCCAATGACTGGGTCTGCTGTTAAGTTCAATAACTACAAAACAAGTGTGACACAGCAGACTGTCAAGATTATGTCTGGTGCATCAGCAACAGAAGGTGAAATGGCAACATACAGAAATATGATGCCAAAGTTCACTGATAGCCCAGAAACAAAGCGGATTAAGTTCCAGCAGGCACAAGAGTTTGCAAACAGCGTTGTTAATCGCAACGCTGCTGCAGGTGTCAAGCCAAGCGAGAGCAAACCTGCTGAGTGGAGCACTACAAAGAGCGGGCACAAATACCGCATTGTGGAGTAATGTATGATCATTCAACTTGAAGATGGTCGTAAGCTGGAGGTGCCCAATGGGGCAACTCCACAAGAGATTGATGCCACTGTAGCAGAGGTTATGGCGAAATCTCCGGCCCGTAGCGAAGGCGTAAACGGGGGCGGTACTACCCTAGGGGGTATCCCCTCGAACGCTCCGAGCGGGCCGGAGATTCGGCCTAGCGCCGCTAATCCTACGGGGTTCGCGCCGAACCTTAAACCTAATATCCAAATGCCAGATCAGTTGCCTTTTGGTATGCCAAAGAGTGCTATCAATGAGGCAAATAAGCGAATCAATGCCAATAATGAATATGAAAAATCATTCATTGGTGATGAGGAACGCCAAGCACTCAAGAAGCTTGAGCAAGAGCGCCCATTCATCAGTAGTGTGATCGAGGGTGCTAAGCACGTAGGTAAGCAGTTCCAAGCAGGGACTGCTCTTGCACCTGAGTTCTTGCCACAATCAGTTCAGGACATTCTTAACTATCAGCCATTTGGTGAAAACCTTCCCGCTGATGAGCGTAAGAAGCAAGTTGCTGATTACATGGCAAAAGAGAAAGAGCGTTATGAAATCACTCGACGTGAGAACATTGGTTCCACAATGATTGGGGAGATGCTCCCTTACCTCGCAACTGGCATTGCAGGTGACAGGGCTTTTAACATTGTCGGCAAGACTTTGGAAGGGCCTTTGAAAGCTGGTAGCATCACAATGAACCGGAAGCTCGGCAACACAGTGGAAGTTGAGCGCATGCTTAACCAACCTGCAAGACTGCCATCTGAGTACGAGCAAAAACTTAACACAGTCCTCAAGGGCACTGCTACTGGTGCTGCTGAGGGGGCAGGTCAATATGATACCACTGCTGGAGAGGGTGCTGCTACTTCATTCATTGGTGGACTCAGTGGGATGTTCGGCCCTATTACTGTGTTGAATAAAACACGTAATGAGCGTGATGCAGCTGGCAAAAAGATCATTGATGAAATGTATCGCCAAGGCTTGCACATCACACCTGGCATTCGCACTGGCAACAGAGCACTCCAGACTGAAGAAGCTGCAATCCGAAATAGTGATGTTTATGGCCAAGAGTTTGCCAACCAAGTTGACAGACCCAACCAGCGCCGTATGACTGCTATGGCAGGTGAGGCAATTGGTCTGAATACCAAAGACCGTGATCTGCTTTCTCAGGTAGAACTGTCTGATCATATGAAAAACCTCAAAGGCAGCTACACTGCTCTTGAGGCCAACACAACTGGCAAATATGGCTTGCGCCAGATTCGGGAAGTTGGCAAAGTCCTAGCGGATTTGAAGCCAACTAGGAATCGCAATACATCACCAGTTGATCAGCAACGCTATGCAATTGTCAATGGCTTTGCAAAGCAACTCAAAACAGAAATGGGCTCTCCACAGCGTGGTAGCAATGGCAGATTCTTGGGCTACCAATTCAACGGCACCCAGTACCAAGGCTTGCGCTCACGGCTGCAGGATGAAATCAGCCAAGCATATCAAGGCGGAGATAAGCGCCTTGGTGACAGCCTTCGCAAGGTGCAGACTGTGCTTGATGACTCACTCATCAATGGCATGAATAATGCAACTGCCAAGCAATGGAAAGACCTTAATGAAAGATACTCGATGACACGGCTGCTTCTTGATAAGGGCATGACTCCATCGGGTAAGGTTGACCCAACTGCTATTACATCAGCAGTAATGGGTGGCGACGAAGCAATGCGAACCTTGACTGGCAAGGGAGGCAGAATCAAGCAGCTCCAGAACATCGCTCGTTATAATGATGTTTTGCACGGCGAAGATGTTGCAGGCGGGGCTTTGACAGGACTCGGTAAAGCAGAGCGTCACACTATTGAAAGGGGGTTGTTGAAGCGTGCTCGTGACTATGCTATGCGACCAGTTGATTTGTTTGGTTTGAGCTACCGCTTGAACACAAACAGAATGCCATTCATTGGACGCAGACTTAGTCCAGCTCATGGTCTTGATCCGAACGCCAGCATCCATATACAGCGTGCTGCGGCTCAAACTGAGACACCTCAAGATTATGTTCGTGACAAGTATCAAGAGTTGCTTGATGTGCTGAAAAGCGAATAAAAGAAAGGCTCCCAAATGGGAGCCTTTTTATTTAGCTTTGTTCATGCAGCCTTTCTTCCAGAACTATCCTTGCATCAAGAATTTCAGAATACTTGCGCATTGCAGATAGCTGATCACACAACAGGCTTTTCTGTGTAAAGCTAAGTTGCTCATACTTTTCAGTATGCAAGAAGTCGCACAGTGATTTGATTTTTGCATTGAGTTGATTCAACTCATCAATCATGCGAACTATATATGCTGGGTTATCACTCATAGTCTCTTATTGCCTCTGCTGTTGGATGGAACGGAACATTATCAGTGGTCCAGTATGCAAACTTGACAGTAACCTTTTTGCCGATATACTTCTCCTTATGTACACGTACATAGTGTTTGAAAGGCACATCACCTGGGCAGCTGACTGAGAAATTAGGCCCACGTGGGTTGCTCAAATTCAGGATTGCCCATCCATCAGCGGAAGTGTCAACCCCTATGATTTCAAACTCTGCACTATCCCACAGCTTGCATTTTATCAAGCTGCCAGAGCGCTTGCCATCTTCATAACCTACTGGAACAAATACGCCTCGCTCCAAAGCCCAGTCAGAGCGAACCATACCCCCTTCATACCCTAGGGAACGGGATCCCCCGACTAGGGTCGGTAGACCCTCGAAATTCGGGCCGGAGTCGGGTCTAATTCGGCGAGTATCGACTAGCCTAATACTACCCCCTAGGTCTAACTTAGACCCTCGGAGAGTCGCGCCTAGCTCGTTATAGCGCGCTGAAAAAGGCTCATCTGAAATAAGATCATAGATGTGGTATTCCAGCTTCAAAGTAGAAAGCTGCATACGTTTTCCCCAGCTGACAATAGTCTGCAAAGGAACGCCATGACAATACAGCTCACCATCAAATGTATAATCCGCTGGTAGTATTCCTTTCAGCTGATCAGTGATATGTTTTAAGGTAGTAAACTCTTTACCATTGCGAGTGTATGCAACCAACCCTGTACCATCATTGTGAATGAGGCAACGGTTGCCATCTAATTTATGTTGGTAGTACACATCACGAGTCAGCAGCTTCTTGAGGTCAACATCCTCTGACTTCTTGGCAAGCATGGGCTTGACAAAACCAAGGGCATTGACTGGTCGCATACTTGCAGCTTGCTCTTTATCAAAAACATATCCTTTATCCAGCTGCTTATTAATGCGAGACTGAATACGGGAAGCAATCTGTTCATCCTGATCACGACCACCCTTTCCTTCCTCAATGTCTTCAGATTGATAAAGGGGCGTGCCACCGCACACCCCATATTCAATCTCTAGACCATTGAGAACCTCATAGCACTTCCAGTAGCGGAGGTGCCCTGCATTGTCCTTGATATAGAGAGTTGTTTCCACAATACCTCCTTATGAAATATCTACTATTTCTGGCTCAGGCTTTACCCATGGGAATGCCACTGGGACACGGCTGTCCTTGTTTGTGTAGCAACATCCATCAGCATCACGGAATATTCTTCCATCTATCCAGTATGCTTCTCCGTCTTTTCCTTCTTTGAATACTGCACCACAGCGGATGTTTTGGAAAATCCCTTCCCCTACTTCCATCCATTCTGCATCTTCGCCAGTTAGCGGCGTCAGAGGCTCGAATTTTACCAGCTTTTCAAACACCCCAATCACATAAGGTGCTGACATACCACTATGTCCTTGGTCTGCGAATGCCTTTATCAGCTCTAGCACATTTGCTTTCGCAATGTCTTGCATAGGCTCTGCGTCTGGCCATGCTAACTGCATTTCTCTTTCTGCATGTGATAGTAGGCTCATGCTTTCTTCCCTCCATCCTTGGCGCGATTCTCACGCTTGTGATCTGCACGATTGCGATTGTATTCCAGCTTCTCCATGATGGCATCGCCAATCTGGTAGCCACATGCACCAGCCAGATCAAAGATGCGGATCACTGCATCAGCCAGCTCCACTTCAGCCATTTCACGATGCGGAAGGTGATCATCCATCAACCCCTTGCGGAACCCTTCAACTGCTTCTGAAACTTCAGTATGAATGAGTGCGCACTTGGACAGTCGCTGAATAACATCTTGCTTATCAATGCCATCCCACCAACCAACAACTACGTTGTCTTCATGGATTGCATCTTGCAGGTCATTCAAAGTATTTTCAAATTTACGCATTTGGCTCCACCTTGTAATGCTTGTTGAGGTTCATGATTTCAATAACATCCAGAGTGCGCCAGTCACCCTTGATGGTTCCACGAAGCAGATACCAGTCTTTACCAACACGACCAGTTTCCGCTATCTCTTTTCCAATACGCTGATACTTGTAGCGGTCAATCTTACAGCTAATCATATCAGTGTCATCTTCCAGCTTGAAGTTGAGATAGAACTGGTTCTCAGCAACCTTCTCACCTCCACGCTTCTCTAGGAACACTTGCTCATTGAGGTCACGCAGGTTTCTATCAACCAGCTTCCCAATAATCACATATGTCCCTTTGCCATCAACATCCTTGATCAGTGTTGGCACTGTATCCAAACCAGCGGAAATCGGGTCACTATATAGGAACCCAAAATAGTGCTTGGCAGGGAACAACACATCAAGGTCAGTCTTTGGATTCATTAGAGCTTTAAACAGGCTTGGTGTCAGTGTGCCTTTCCCATTGCGAGCATTGATGATTTGTTTTGCCTTTGCTTCACCAATACCCTTGATGTTCATAAGCCCACCAAGCAGCTTCCTACCATCCACAGACCAGCCAAGGCCAGACTTATCAGGATCAACTGGTACATAATCAAACCCCTCGTGGATGACAAAGTCACGCAGCAATTTTATAGCGGAATCTGAGTCAGTGGCATGGTTGAGACAACCAACAGCAAACTCGCCAGGATGATGACATTTACAATAGGCAGTCCAATAACTAACCAAACCATATGACACCGCATGCGATTTGTTAAACGACCAAGAGCCAGAAGCAGAAATATCAACCCACAACTGTTCGCTATCAGCAGCAGAGTAACCATTCTCTAATGCACCTTTGATAAACTTGTCCTTGTAACGAGCAAAGAACTCATCACCCATTGACTTGGATGCAGCACGACGCAAGTCAGATGTATCTTCCCAGCTCAAGCCGCCAATCTGGCGGGCAATGTTCATCATCTGCTCTTGGTACACTACGATGCCATAAGTATCACCAGTAATATCACGATGCACATCACTATAGTATGTAGGTAATTCTTCTCCTGTTGAATACTTGATATATCGAGCAGTACCACCACTATTGAGAGCACCAGGCCGAGCCAGAGCAGTGATTGCAACGATGTCATTGAAGTCATTAACTCCCATCTGCTTAACAATGATTTGCAGAGCTTGACCTTCAAACTGAAACACTCCATTGAGCCTCCCAGATGACATCATCTTGAACGTCTCTTTGTCATCAGTTGGAATGGTGTAGAACCACTTGTATGGCTTCATCAACTGTTCAGCAACGCTTTCCAGAATTGAAAGAGTGCGGAGTCCAAGGCAGTCAATCTTTAACAACCCAAGGTACTCTGCATCCTTTTTATCCATTTGGATAATCCCATCACGGACGTTGAGCGAACCGTAGTTGGTAAGTGCTTCTGTAGAAACCAAGATTCCAGCCGCATGCTTTCCAGCGTGACTGGCGTGCCCTTCAATTTCAGAGACCAGAGACATGACTGGATACTTGGACACAAACTCTTTCCCTGCCTCTGTTGTGTTGAAAGTATCTGCGATGCACATAGCCGCACGGGCATCACCGGAGCTGCGCTCAATAATAGCATCCTTGACTTTTGATGTTTCATATGCAGGTATCCCAAGACACTTTGCAAACTCACCAATGGCAGACTTGGCTTTCAGCCTGTTTACGTTTGCCAGCGCCATCACCTTGTCATGACCATATTTGCGGGTCAGATACTTGATCATTTCTTCCCGCTTGTAATCTGGGAAGTCAATATCAATATCCGGCAAGTCATGACGGTTCACATCAATGAAACGCTCAAATATGAGGTCATGCTCAATTGGGTCAACTTCTGTAATCCCCATCAAGTAGCAAACCAAGCTACCAGCGGAGGAACCACGAGCAGGGCCAACCAGCATTGTCTTCTTGCCATGTTTGATCAAATCCGCTACAATCATGAAATAATCAGTGTAGTCCTTTTGCTCAATCAAGTCCATCTCACGCTTGAGGCGTGCATCATACACTTCGTCCCAGTTTGCAACTTTGCTAAAGTCAAAGAACTGAGTCATGTCATGGGTGCCTTTCCAGTGAACCATACCTGCCTTTGGCAAATCAAATGACTCAACTCTTTCTGCAAGCATATGAGTAACATCCATGGCATTAGTGTCACCATACTCAGCAGCCCATTCTTCATCACTCATTATGTGCTGAGGATAGCACTCGATGTTGAAGTTATATGCATAGTCATCACCACGCTTGTAAGCCCCTGCCAGAAGCTGATATACTGCTTCATCCTTCAGCTCTGGATAGTTGTTGGTGGTTATGGCAACCTTATGCTTATCAGTTGGAACATTAGGGTATCCCTGGCCCCATGCAATGTATGGTGATCCATACCACTCAATTGCAGGGATTATGATTACATCATCAGTATTCTTGATATCAGAGTAGTTCAGTCTGGGTACGTAGTAAAAATTTTCATACGCTTTTGATGTGTACTGGTAGATTAACTTTAAACCCTCCAGATTGCGAGCTATGAAAATCCACGGCAGTGATGCAGAGCGTTGCTTGCTATCATCTGGCAAGCAGTACAAGCGGACTCCATAGATTGGTTTGAAGCCATGCTTCTTGGCTTGCTTCTCTAACCCAACATGCCCAAAAGTATTGTTGATGTCAGCGACACCAACAACACCATGGTTGGCATGCTTGTGAATGTCTTTCATATGCAGAAAACTCTGCTTGAAAGTGAACTCAGTTTGCAATGCCAAATGTATCATGCTCTGTACTCCAGCGGGATTGGTTCTTGTTTCTTGTAACGCCCAATAACAGCATATGTCTTTTCAGCACTTGATGTTGATTGGCCAATTACATAAACCTGAACTTCATAGTCATGGCGCCACTGATTTAGCTTCTTTTGCACCTCAGTGTGCACATCATTCAAAATGAGATATTCAATCACACTCTGCTCTCCATAGTTGTTTCAATAACACCACGTTTGCAAAGCTCCTCATAACAGCGGAACAATGCCTCAACATCATGACGAGCACGGTGAGCACCTTCAAACGGCACTCCAAACAACTCTTGGTGCAAGTTTGTCAGAGTGAGACGACGCTGCTGAAAGAACATTGTTTTCTGCACAGTGCACAGGCGCTTCATTTCTTGAATCTGCTCAATGGCAGCATTGAATTCATCCACTGTGATCAGCTCGTCAGTAGCCAAGCGGAGGAACTCATTCTTGACCATTGCGTCATCAAAAGCACAGTTGTGAGCAACCATGCGATGCGCACCTTTGTAGAACTCCAGCAGCTCTTTGTGCTTGTCAAAGAAGGATGGAGCATCCTTGACCATGGCATTGCTGATGCCTGTGATCTTGGTGATGATTGCTTCATCAAAAGTCTTGGCAGGCTTGAAGTAGGTTTCAAACTCTGCAACTTTCTCGATAATGCCATCAGCTCGATGCACAACACGCATGCCATAGTATTCAATGATTTGCGGTTGCTCATGGATATCAGATGACTTGGTCTTGAGCAAGCCAGTTGTTTCAGTATCAAAGATGATGACTTGAAGTTCTTCCATTTTATTTACCTTCAAACTTGTTGTGGCGTTTAGAGTTAATGCGAGCTGCCAGGTGGTTAAGACCAGTTGGCTCATAACGCATTTCAATGATCATGTTGATCAGGTCTTTGGCCTTCTCCAAATCCTGAACACCATTCTTGTTCATGTGACGGCTTACGTACTTGATAACTGCAGATTCAAGAGCTGGAATGTTATTGTATTCACAGTATTCCGCTGGTTGGATTACCATGTCCTTGTAGTGGTTTCCACCAACCTGCACATCCAGAGAACATCCAACCTCCAGATTTACATGATTGAGTTCTTCTTGCAACACATCTTTCTTGATCTGCTTTTCACCAGCTGATGGAGTGAACTTTACAGCATCATCATGCTGGATAGGTGATTCAACAATATGGCCTTTGTTGAAGATGACCTGACGTGCTCTGTCATCCCAGAACTCTGAGAAGTGCTTGTGCTTGGTACAGGTGATGCCTTCAACCTTGATGTTGTAGAAGTCAAGCCATTTCCAGATTGCAGTCTCAGCGCGATATGCTTCTCCTGCATCACCAGAAACACGAGCTGTGAAGATTGCAACTTTCCAACCAGCTGCACGTCTCGCATTAATGGCTGCAACGATTGATATAACAGGCTCACCAATGTGTTCTTCACTCACCCATCCATGATATTGAGCCAGTGTGCCATCCAGATCAACTGCTAACCACTGGCCATGAGGAGCATCACCATTACATGCTGCCAGCAACTCTTTGTTGCGAACAACAATATCAACAAACCCTTGTATTTCTTGTCTCATTTTGCATTCCTTATCAGGTCGATGAGTTTGAGGTATGGCACCAGCTTATCAGTACCATCATATTGATCATGAATAATGCTCTCAAGCTCCTTGAGTGCATATGACTTCTGACCACGAAGAAATGGAGCAATCCAAGGCCACTTCTCCACACAAGCATCATACATAGCATCACACACTTTGCGGTATTCATCCTGAGTGCGATGTGAGGCACGAGAGGCCAGCATATCACTCAGAGAGCGTAGGTTGTGCTTGACCATGATGTTGGTGCAGATGTTGGTTGGCAAAATGCCACGAGCATCCTCAATTGCAACACCCATAGCAATCAACTCATCATAGGTCTTTTGGATTCGCTCCATTGCACGCTCATACTTGAAGTTGGCAGCAAAGTTGTTCTTGATGGATGGCCCAGTGATATACTTGAACTTGGTCATCGGCAGAATGCGCATTGTTTGCTGAGCATAAGTGCCTTGACGATTGCGAACAAACTGGTGAGTGAACCCACGACCTACGCCTTCAATCAAGAAGCTGATGTCAAAGAACTCCCAGCTTGACTTGATTGTGTTGACCATGTAATCCAACTGCTCCAGCTTTTCCGCTTCTGACATGAGTTGGATATCAACAAGCATCTCAGGGCACATTTCCAGCCGAGTGCTCTTGCTCATGATGAGCAAATCCATAGGGTCTTGTGTTTGACCAACTATTGTTACTCTCATACCTTCCCAATCCTTATGTCATATTCATCAACTTCAATCAAACGCTGGATAACATCCAAATCATGAGGAGTGTCATCCAACATCAACTTGCGCCATGTGGCGTGACGGCCAAGGCTGTAAACACCAAAGTCTCTTGTGAGCTCAAACATCAGCTTCTTGCGCTTCACATCATCCAGCGGGATAAACTTACCGAACTGCTGAACAACATGCTGGCCAAAGGTATGAGTCATACCATACAAGCCAAAGTCATTTATCACCTTCATTGCTTCACGAGAGGTGACTTGAGCAGTTGATTCAATTATCAACATATTGCCAGTCATTGACGCTCTGTATATCTGAGTGTTGTGCTCAGGATAGTAGATTGTCTGATATACATCCGCTGATTCAAATTCTATTGTAAGAACATGAATTGGCTTCTCTTTCTCTTGCTGAGCAATTGGATTGCTGACTCCCAACTTATCACAGAGAACAGGAAGCGGAATTGTGCTGATCACTGGCTCGTCCAACTTGGATGGAACATAGGTTGAACCAACCTTAATCCGTGCTCGCAAATTGGTCAGCATCTGTGCGTGAAAGTCTTTAGGAGCAATCCAGCGGATTGAAGGCTCAAGATTGTTAATGCTACGAGGAACTGCCATCCCAGAAACCTTGCGAGCATAAAGGTTGCTCAACTTGATATTGGGCTGGACAAAGTTGCCATCAACAACTATTCCTTTTTGAACCTCTACTTTTTTAAAGGGGATTCCAGTCAAGTCTGATACAGCATCAGAACGGAATCTTAAAACTGCCTTATGGACAGACGGAGTATTCAAGTATTCATGGATTTCTGCATCTTTAAATCGGTATGCTGCCAAGCACCCATTCAAACCAGCACCTAATATAAGCATAGGCATGCCTCAGTTTTTCTTCAGATGTAAAAAAGGGAGCCAGTTAAGGCTCCCAAATCTCCTACACATCACCTTGTAGGATTATTAGGCTACCCCAGCAATCCGGTTGACCAGATTGTGGATGGCCAGATAGTGGGACTGGTGCTTCTTGACGTTGTCGCTGGTCGGCTCGTTGCCGTCAGTGCCCTGGATGAAGGCAACTGCCTGATCCTTGGTGCTGGTCGGGTTGGCAACCAGATAGTCGTAGAACTTGCTGGCAAAACTAGTCTTGCCTTCACCGGAGCTTTCTTTGGCTTTCTTGAAGCACTCAACACCTTGCTTCTTGGCAGCAGCACGGATCAGTGCAGAGGCAGACTTTTCAGTGGCACCTTGCAGAGCAGCTACCAGAGCAGCAACAGCAGCATTGAAGTCTTCTTCGCCAGTCAGGTCAGCGCCTTCGATGGCAGCCAGGACTTTCTGATCACGCTCTTCTTTGGAAGCAGTGTGGCCACCGGCAACCATGAACTCGTTGTACATGCGGGTGACGTTCTTGAAGGTGGCACCAGCGGAGATCAGCTCCAGCTTGATGGCATCTTCTGCTTTACCAGCAGCAACGCCTTCGTCAAAGACGGCACGCAGCTTGTTGGTCAGTGCTTCAGCAGCAGAGGTTTCAGCATTGGCTTGCTCTTGGGTTTGGTCGATTACTTGTTCCATGATTTATCTCTCCAGAGATTTGGTTGGGTTTAAGCTAGAACGTTCTAGCTATCTACTACTAACTATAGACTATAAAAGAGACTAAGGAAAGTCCCCTATCCCTATTTTAAGGGCTTATTTTTAGCGTATAACAGTTTCAGTAACGTTTATATAGCCGTTTTTCTTTTCTACCCTAATTCGACTAGGGATTGTGAGTTGATCAGCTTTAAGCAATACATCAGCAGCTCTCAACTTAGCAGCATCTGGGATACCTCTATACTTCAACCAGTGCACTGCCTTCTCCCTAGCAAACCCACGGTGCTCAAGACAGATCATTTCTTTGATCCGCTTGTTGCCGCAAATGTAGGTGACTTGGAATATAGCAGGCCTGCCAGGGTCTGCCTTTACATCATATTCCACCGCATCTACAGTAAGCCAAATTGGCTTACCAACTTCTATTACAACATCTGTCCCAGCTGATCTTGTAAGCCCATGCTCAAATGGGAACTCATGCCCACAGCGGGAGCACTTTCGCGCAGCTGCGTGAACCATCAGGTCGCACTTAGGGCATTGTTTCATGATGGGATCACCACCACCTTTGCCCTTGCCCTTCACTCTGACATACACATCATTGATAGGGCCAAGCCTTGCCAAGTTTCCAGCGAAGTCAAGAACCAAGCAATCAGACTTAGTTGGATAAATGCGAGACCCACGGCCAAGAATCTGTACGTGCAAGACAGGAGACTCAGTTGGTCTAAGTGTGGCAATTAGATCAATAGCAGGATGGTCGAATCCAGTAGTCAGAATGTCAACGTTTACTATGCATCTGTACTCTTGATCCTTGGCCATCTGCAGAACTTTGTTTCGGTCAAAGCCATAGGCTGCCATTTCAGAGTGGACAACAATTGTTGATATCCCACGTCTGTTTAGTGATTCTGCGATGCTGTCTGCATGCTTGATATCAATAGCGAATATCAGCCACTGTTTTCTGTCAACACCCTTGGTACATATTTCATCTAGTATCTCTTCTGTGATTGGCTCTCTGTCATACTTATCAGCTAGGTCAGCAAGGTTGAAGTCCCCTCCTGTTACACGAACACCTTCCGTGTTCATCTTGTAGCCAGTGCCCTCAGTAACAAGCGGAGACAACCATCCTTCATTTACAAGCTGTACAAACTTCTCTTTGTGAGTCCAATCATATACTACATCATCGAAAAGATGATCACTGTCTCTGCCATAAATCTTTCCAGTGCCAAGCCTGAAATAAGTTGCAGTAAAACCAATAACAGGAGCATCAGTTTTAGAAAGAAATTGGCGATACATGCTGTTTTCATCATATGATACCCTGTGGCATTCATCTATTATAATGTAGTCAAATTTGCTGAATAAATCAATCTGGCGATATACAGACTGTATACCACCTACAGTCACATCGCCAATTTCTTTCCTGCCTATTGAAGCGGAATAAACTGCAACTTTTATATCATTGTACTTTTCAATTGTTGCAGCATTCTGTTCAAGAATTTCACGAACATGTGAAAGCACAAGAACCTTCCGCTTCTTTGTGAGCGCCCATTGGATGAAGTCTGCTATACAAAGTGACTTACCTGCGCCAGTTGGAAGCGCAACGATTGGGTTGCGCTTTTTATTGACAGCAAGGTAGGACACTATAGCAGGCGTTGAGCCTTCTTGATAGTGTCTTAGCTTATACATTGGAACATAACCCCCAGCTCGTATTGGTCACATGGTTCCATTGCTGTGACGTACTTGGCATGTTTGGTGCAACGCCATTTCCCATTATCCAGAACATCAACATGGTTGCAGTTACGGCAATCTGCTTCTGGTTTATTGTCACCAAAACAAACACTCTTTGCATTGCACATCTTACACTCAAACCAAGTTCTGTTGTCATTGCCGATTCTTGGCAGCAATGTATCAGCAGTCACAACTTCAACTTCTTTGCGCCCCAGATCATTGAAGTGCTCTTGATCAAAATCAATAATGCGTACTTCAATTGCACTATCGTTTTTGTTCTTTGCTACATACAGACCTTTGAGCTGTTCTTGATGACCCATGTATGATATCATCTGAGAGTAGTGAATTGGCTTTGTCTTCTGCAGATCATAAACTCTTTTCAACTCATCAAATGACTTCTGATTGTGAGTCTTGAACTCAACTAGAAATGGCTCTGCTGAGAACAACTGGAACTCATCACTGAACCATGAGCCATTCCCATCAATGTGGCCTTGCACATGACCAGTTCTGCCAACAACTTTAAGCTGCTGGTCATACACATGAATGCCAATTTTTTGCAGTGCTTTTATCAGCTGGGCTTCTGCGCCATGCCCATCTTCAAACAGCCGTTCAATGCGCTCAGGGTACTCAGATATGACACACCCATAGTGAACAAATTGAAGATAGCGATGACACTTGTGGCCTATGATCGACATGCCAAGGTAAGTTCTTTTCTCTCCCTGCTTTATGTGATCATTCAATCTTGCGTGAACCTTATCCAAAGGATTGGATTTGAGGTTTGCCAATTTAACCATAGGTATTATCCTTGGTTTGGGTTGAATGGGAGTATTCAAAGTATTCAAAATAAAGGGCAGCCTTAGCTGCCCTGTTGCTACTTACTCAGCGTCATACGCCTTGTATCCTTTGATCTCGTTCTTGGCAGGCCAGTCAGGTGTTTCCGGCTTGTAGCTTACCTTGATCATCAGCGGGATGTTGTGCAGGTCAACCGTGTCTTCCAGCTCGCCTTCGTGACCTACTGCTTCACAGATGGCTTTGAGATCAGAGTGAGCAATCTTAACTGCTGTCTCGTTGGAATTGACGATGTTAAGGTTGGTGAACACGAAGCGGCCTTCAGATGATTCATCATTGGCATCTTCAGTGACCTTGAACTGGAAGCTGAGATACTTGCCCTTCTTGTCCTTGGTTGATTTCAACTCGGACTTGACGAGCTCAGCGGGATACCAGCCAGCCTTGAGCGGCTTGAATTCCATATCCTCAGTTTCTTCAGGCACAAAAACGCTAGGCAACAGAGCCATAATAGTTTTCCTTTTGTTGGTTAGTATTCACAGTTTGAAAGTCGGGATAGGTCAGCCTATCTACCTCAAGCAACTATCGGTTAAAGTTAGCCGCCTATCCCGAACCCTATTAGGTTAGGCGATACTAAATAGATAGTAAAGCCTTATCCTTAGATTTTTTATCGCTTATTTTCTTAAACAGCTCAGTGAGATTAGGGACACTATCTTTGTCCTTGGCAAACTCACCTTTCACATCCAGTGCACCTGATCTGTCTTTTGCAAACACTTTGCGATTAGGCTTTGTCTGCAGGAATGGAATGCCAGTGCGATCAACATCCATATAGAACAACTCATCCACCAGATATGGAATCTGGTTGGACAACACATTGCCAGGCAGGAACAACTCTGTTGTGACATTCCCGCTTTCTTCATCCTTGATATCAATCTTCTTGCAGGTGAAGACAGTGTTCTTTCCCTTGATATCACGGAAGCGCTTGAGCATTGGAATCATTGCATCGGCCAATGCCATATATGCCTGACGACCATCCTTGAACTGAGGCTTCAATTCTGAGATCAAAACCTCAGCAATCTCAGACAGAGAGTCCAGACAGATTGTGTCATAATCAGGGCTGTTCTTGAGATAGCGATATGCTTCATCCAAGTCCTTGAGTGACTTGATTTCGATGAATGCACAGTCCACATCAGTAAGAGACAGCAAACCCTCCTCAGCGGAGATTATGATAGGTCGCGGTGCTGTTGCACACAACCGAGTCTTACCAACCCCTGCCCCACCAAACACAATGCACTTAACGCCATTGAATTCGATTTCAGCAGTTGATTGAATCTTAATTGCCATTTGGTATCTCCTCGAAATCTGCATAATCAATATCAGGCTCAGCAGCCTTCTTCACAGGCTCTGAGTGAGTCAGACACAAAAGCTCCTGTTTGCGCTGCTCAAGAACCATAATTTCAGCATGTAGTTTTTTCTTGCGCTCTTCAATTGCATCAATCACCAATTGGCGATGCTCATCCCTGAACTCATTGTCATAGTGGACAACAACTTCATTGAGTGTGATGTACCCACTCATGCCATTGTAGTCCCACATGGTGATTGAGCCAGTTTCAATATTCAGAACGCGATACAGTGTTTTGGTAGCCATAAGTATTCCTAGTTTCAAATGTGAAGGTGGCACAATGCCACCTTGTTTCAATCACTCTTCTTCAAATTGAATTTCAAGAGTTGGCATTGTCGGCTTGGATGTGATAAAATCATCCAATATCAGCTGGAGGTCAGGATCAAGGTTGTCATAACCTTTCTTGTCCAGCTCATACTTGGTACGAATTCCATCCATGGCTTCATCAGGGATGGAGTCAGATGCCAGAGCATTGGAAAAAGCCTTTGTGTCAATCTTGTGCTCGATGCCAAATGTTCCCTTGACAGTGATGCCACCTCGCATTGTTTTGAGTGAGCCAATGGAGTTGTCACCAAATGCTTCTTTCAGGATTTCCATGCGCAACTCTCGCTCAGATGCCTGGGTCACGCGGATCAGCTCTTTCTGACGTTCCCATTCTGCACACTTGGCTTTGAAATGTTCTACTGACATGATTACTCTCCAGAGTCTAATAAATGTTCCATGCCCATTGGTATCAAAGGTGCTGCTTCACTCACCTTGATATACAGGCGACCACCAAACACTTTCTCTCCACGATATGAGAATGATTGGTCAATCTGACTATCATCAACCCATACCTTGGCGTGAGTAAGTGCATCATACAAAGGCTTCTTGATATTGTCTTCATCACGCACTCTGTTATCAGGCGGCCAGAAAACAATTTCAACTCGCACACGACCATCAATTGGAGGCATACCGCCCAATTGCTCCAACACATCCTTTATCACTTCCTCTCTGAACTTTTTCCCCTTCTGTGATATGAAGACCCCACGCTGTGTCTTCACATAGTAGTTGTTGACAGTAGGCGGATATGAAGTATAAAGTTCACAAATCATTCTCCACCCCCATTTGATGACAGAATGTTTATTCCTTCCAGCACCTGTATGATGATGCCAGTCCCTTTCCTGAATGCTGGATGTGTTTCATGAATTTTGACAAACCCAGAACGCTCCATTGCCTTCAGGTTGATTTCAACAAACTGGATGACGCCAACACCTTTCCGCTCTGCTAGTGTGGCTATCTTCCCTCTTGCTGTACCTCCGCTTCTGTCGATGTAAAGCCGGTCAAACAGAGCGCGTTTTGATATTGATTTGGCCTCCCTTTGCTTATCAGTAGTATCCTTGTGCTTGAGAGTTGTAATGATGCGCTCTGCAATATAGTGCATTGCTTCATCATATGAGTTGCTATCATTTCTCATATATGACAAGTTGTGGTTCAGGTTATCCATTTCCCACTGCCCCATTTGCTTGCCCCACTCCCAGCAATCCTTAGACACTTCAATGTCACCAGATTCCCAATTGTTGAACACAGATGCCAAACAAGCAAACTTAACAATCTTGTGAGCCATACGAGTTGCAATATCCTTTGCAATAGGATCAGGGTATGAATCTGCATACATATCACAAAGGTCACAATAATCATCAAATTGCTCGTCATTAAGAGCAACTGTAATGTGTTCAAAATCAGTTGTTGCTTGAGCACTAGATGCAGCTGATATCAACCGTTTGTATTGCGAGCAGATATCATCATCAAACTCAATGTCACCTGCTGTGTCACGTGTACGTTTGACACGTGGCTTCCCAACAACCTTGAACATGGTCTGGCGTGGAATATAACCAGACTCTACTGCATTCATACTTTTGAGTGCATCAGCAATAGACTTTTCTGTTGACTCCAGAACCAGTGACATAGCAGGCGCTCTGAATGGGCGCAGGCTATTTTCCTCACTTGAGTAACTGCGTGATGAAGAGAATTGATTGTGAGCACTATTCACATAGTTTTCCATGACATAAGCGGAAAGCTCATCAGCGTTACCTGACTTGGCACCAAGCATGATACCAGCTTCCTGCATACATACAATCTTACTTCTGCCCTTCATCAAGTCTTGGTGCAATGGTTTTGGTGCAGTGTAGTTATTGGTGCCAATAAAAGACATGGCCCCTTCCCCACCAGATAGGTTGATAATCTTGCCACCAAGCCCACCTATAAACAAGCTGTTGTAAAACTTGCTTATCTGACCTTTACCAAAGCCTGTGTCTGCTACAACTGTCATGTTGACATTCAGACCAGTGTACTCGTTTGTATACCCATTAAACTTTGCTCCACATATTGCTGCTATGGAACCAATGATCATTGGGAACGCAAACTCAATCTGAGGACGTGCCATTGTCGCCATGCACTGTTCAATTGCCCGTCCAACCCTGCCAGGCGGGACTGGCGGTGGCGTGTAATTGCCCATGCTCTGTGACAATTCTTTGATACTGAAATTTGTTTCTGATTCAAGCTCTTTCTGTACACGGTCAAACCCACCCTTGATCAAACGCGGGAGGTCTTTCATCCGCTCTGTCCATCGCTCTGAACCAGCTTCAACAGATGACTCCATGACGCTTGTCAGCGTGCTTCTTACAATTGCTTCTGACACACCATCTTTGGCAAGTTGGTAACTGATATTGCGAAGGCTTGTGTGGAACTCCTTCCCAGTGCGTATGCTTTCAAACATTTCATCTAATGTCTTAACAACATCAGACTTGTCACTGCTACGCTCTCTGGAGTGTGCGACCTTCTCAGCATCCTCCTTGTCAACATGGATTGTGTCAAACTCACTGCCACCATAATACTCCAAATGAATAAACTGCCCATCATCTGGATTGTCGCGTCTTGGGAAGAACCAAATCTGTGACCAAGTATCCATCTCAGATACATACTTGAGGTGGACACCTTGAGCAAACAGCTCTTTGAGAAGCTGGCTCATATTGGCATGCAATTCGTGCTCTTGAATATCCTCACTCAACTCAATGACCACACGATACTTGTGGAACTCATCAGTGTGTGAGTGAGTGGTATACAGTACATGGCTGTAACCTAAGTCTTTCAGTGATTGATGACAGTGTTCAGCTTTTGGCGTCGGCTTACCATCAATGCCACCATCTGCATCAATGATCAACAGCCTTGAGTATTCTAAGTATTCATTGCGTCGCTCTGGCCCTTTTAGTTTCCCTCTGATAAAGCCTTTGCCAAGTTTACCACCTTGTTCAACTGTCTTTGTTGCCTGACCAAACTGCTCAAGTGTCAGTTGATATAACTCAAGTTTGCTATTGGCTTTCTCTGAGGCTTGCATTGAAATGTGAAACATAGGTCTGCCTCAACCGAACAATCTATCTGCAGGGAATCTGCAAATAGTCCATAAAGTATATATCTTTATTAAGGGGACGCGCTAATAACTTTTATTTATATAGCCTCCCCCCGTTATATTAAAGCGCCTATAGACAGATTGCTGGCAAGTCTGAAGCTCTGTACCATGCTTCATCTAATGGTACATAATACTCCAACCAGAATTGGTCAATGTTGTCATCCTCAGTGACCAGATCAATATTGTCTGTAAGGCATTGAGCTGCTCCTTCACATAGTGGATAGTGGCACTCACAGTAAGTCCATTTCTCTTTCGGCAAATCAGTGTCTATGAAATTAACTGCACAGACAAGTCTGATTCTTGTTACGTAGTTGTGCATGATAAACCTCCACTCTATCAGCCAAATTAATGGCTGCCTAGTTTTCACTTTTCTCTAACCCAGCGGATCAGCTCGTCAGTGATTGCACTTGCAACCATCCACTTAACAGATTGATAGTTTTCCAACGCTTGTTTGTTGGTCAGGAAGAACAATTCAATGATCAGTCCTCCTGCGCTGACATACCCCAGCTTTCCGCGATGAGATTGGGATTGATCAATCCAACCTCTGTCACCGCGCACCTTATCTTTGGTCACACCAGCAATTGCTTGGCTGATCCGCTGAGAAAGTGTCTTGTGGGCTGGCAGCGAGATTGTCTCAACGCCAGTAGCTGAAGTTGAACCAGCTGCATTGCAGTGAATTTCAATGGCCAAATCTCCTTGTTTGACCAGCTTGATTGCTTCATTGAGTGGCTGGTTATAGCTGCCAGTGCCATCAGTGATCACTTCATGGCCTCTGCTTATCAGCTTGCCAGCAATCATGTTGCGCATGTCTTCAGCAATCTCTGATTCAGTGACGCCATTTGCTACTGCGCCAGGATCTGTATCAGAATGACCAGCAGTCACTACGAACTTTGCCATCTTTCAGCTCCTTTCCAACTTGTGGATAAAGTAGAACATTACACCAACTCCCAGTGGAGTTATAACTGCCATATATAACAAGGTGGCATACAGCACCCACCAGAAGTCATTCCACATAACAACCTCACGCTTGCATTTTAGATTTCTGCCTCTCTTTCTCAAGTGCCAATTCCAAATCAAGTAGCATAAGGAAGTTTTCATCACCATGTGACAGCCCCTTCCCCTGATACACATTCTTTGTTATGCCATTGAGCTTGTCCAGTGCTCTCAACAGCGTAATTTCATTTTTGGCATTGTTGTCAATGCGTCTTTTCATAGACCTTATCATAAGCCAGAGCACAATATTCAGCGCCAGTGACATTGCGATGATAATCTCCATGGTGTTAGCTCCTTTCGAGTCCCAACGCTATAAGCTATAGGAGGCCCGTATTCGGGCCGGCTCATTAGGCTATAAGATAGTATAGCCTTTATATAGAGTCTCCGGATATAGAGGAATAGCCCTATAGGTTTCGACCTTTAGGGCTAGGATTAGGTTAGTCGATTCCAAGAATGATGGAAGTCATGAAGCCAATTATAAACAACCAGAATAGCATTGCTGCAAAACCTGCCAAAAACGGAATGATTTGGCAAACCAACCAAACTACAAACCCAATAAAGATGTAGTACATACGCAGGATCCTCCTGCCTGTGAATACCTCAGCATCTACCCTTTCCATATAGTGCATCTTGAACAACTTTGCCAGTGATGCACTCTTGAAGTAAATGCACTCCCTTGTGATCATAGCCTTTCTTACAGATTGTACAGCCCAAACCCAAGGCATGACAATCATAGAAAGGAAAATCATACACGCTTCCATACATGCACCATTACAATTTTGTCACGCTGGTAGCCCCTGATCCTTGAATCAAACTTGTCAAGGAAAATGAACAGCTTGTCACCAACCTTCAGCCTGTTGACCTGAGTCCTTTTGGCATTAGGAAACTTGTGCAACACCTCCTCAATGCTGCTATGGATTGGTGAGCCAACAACAATCACATCACGATTTGGATACATTTCCAGTGCTGTTGAGATTGAGTTGGCAAATTGGTATCTTGTTAATGCTTCATGTTCAAAGTTCATTTGACGATGATCTCCGCTGAATGAATGGTTGTGAACAGAGCACCTGTCTCTGATTCAGTGATGTTCATCAACTCTTTGGTTGGATAGCGATCATTGGTGCCAGGATCATCCTGATACTGCATTGACCACTTCTCACCAAAGGTATCGAACATGATCTCACGACAGCGGGCAGTATTGCGAGCTGTGATTGTCACATGGTGCTCTGCGAAAGTCTGACCACAGCCAAATGTAAAGTAGTTGGTAATCATTTCATTTTCTCCACTTCATAAGTACAGTTGGAAGGCATATTGCCACAGATTGCTGCAGCAACTGTATCTGCACAGCTATCATTATATGCCTTGATTGGCATTGACGCAGCAATTCGCTTTTGTTCACTATGTGATTTCCACTTATAGAAAACAATCAGATAATCTTCCATCATCCACCATCCTTCTGTAATATTCCATGCCTTCACGAGCAAGCGTATCAACAATTGCATTCACTCGTGTTCTGCTTGTCTCATGGCTCGTGTGAGCCTTGACATGCTTTGCCTTTACAAACTTTGCACCAACACGCTTCAATTGCGGAGTCATCTCACGCACTACATTTTGTAGAGCATGGATGTTGTCACATTGCACAACAACTATCTTTCCAGTGAGGTCATGATGCTCCATGATATGTTTTAAGGCAATCTCTATTCCAAGCCGTTCCACCTCCATTGGGTTAGGCATATGCAGGCCGCCATACTTGAGCTCAACATGTGGTTCTTCTGAGTAGCGATACCAGATGCCAACGCCCCAAGCTGAAGTTCTTGGGCAATAAGAGCCGTCTGTGAACACTGTCACAAACAAGCCCTTGTCACTCTCCTTTGGTGGCTTGGCATCTGCGTTATAACGATCAACCTTTATTTTATTAGGCTTGTTCATTTAATTACACCCCATATACTACATAGACAATTGCATCACGCAATGTGCGATGGTAATTGCCGTGAACAAAAAAGTATTTGCCCTCACGACGAATAATGGTAGGCTGGCGACCATCAACAAAAACGATGTATCTTGTGCCATTGGTCATTATTTGACGTTTGACGTGATATGGCACTTTGCGATATTGTGTGCTCATTTTGATCTCCTGCATGAATTACCTATGCGCTTGATTGCCTTCTTGTATTGGTACATCGAGCAGTTTATTGCCAGATAGTAGATAAGATCAATTATTTGATCTTCTGTGAGTTGACTTATTGGCTTGCGCATATAAACACCTTTGTGAATATTATCCCAAGTGAAAACCCAGCTGCAAATAGAAAGATTGCCAGGACCAAAGTGTCTTTGTTCACAATTACACCTCAATGGTGATGTTGAGCAATACTTCAGAACCATTTGTCCCAAAGTCCCGCTGGAGCGTGATTGAGTCATCACTCACTCGCACAACAAACCAGCCAAGGTCATGCAGATGCATAACCAGATCAGTCATAGTGATCAGGCAATCATAATACTGCTTGATGTTAAGCTCAACCTCTTCTGGCAGCATGATGCTGATGGATTGAGTTGATACCAGTGTTGCTTTCATGATGTTACCCTTTAAACAAGTTAATGACAGTCAGTGACATGCTCTTCTTGCTGCTATGGCTATTGAGGAGCATGGCCTTGACCATTTCATATGGGATGCCAGTCTTGATACTGATATCCAGAAGGCAGCCAATGACATTGCTAGTTGATAGCGCACCTGAATTGCCTGTGCAGACAAACTCGTGAGAGCGGACAATTCCGCAAATGATTCTTTGTGGCAGTTGCCTGATCAGCAATACAGTGGTTGAAGAAGAAGTCAATGTGACCTGAAAGGTCGTCTATCTGCATGGTCACAATGACTCCATGCTCATGGTCAACGCTGACATATGATGTAAGGTTAGTTGGTGTCATTTCTTACTTCTCCCGTGTGACAAAAGCGTATGCATACGCATGCTTAATTGCATCTGATTTGCCGTACCCATTTTTAAATAGGCCTGATGGGTCTACCATGAACCGTGCAGTGCCATGGTTGCTGCGTGTGGACAACCGATATTGCAGCGAATCACTGAATGCCCTGAAGCTGGCGAATTGCGAGCGCAGGTAATCATACACCTGTGCCTCACTTAATCCGCTTGCGATGGCTCCTGTTGGGTTCTCAGGGCTGGGCATTGTGCTCAACTCATATGTCTTGCTGGCCATAATTTAATCTCCTATCGAGTCCTAATATAGTAGGGGGATTCTATTTCAGGGTGATGTTATTGATTTATAAGGGTTTTTTCACCCTTTAAACCTATTATCCCCCTATTCCCCTACTCTAAACTAGCTAGTCCCCTACTAAAAAAGTTAACGGGGGATAACTAAGTATAGGTTTTATAAGGGGATTTTTCCTTAAAAACTGGATAGTCCCCTAAAATATCCCCCTACTAGAGAGAGAGAGAGAGAGAGAGAGAAAGAGAGTGAAGGGGAACGGGGGAAAGTAGGGGGTTAGGGGAGAAGGTAAGGAAGTATATAAAAACTCTATATAGATTAGATACTTAACTTACTACTACTCCCCTACTACTACCCTATAATCCCCCTATTTCAAGCCTTTATCCCCCTACTGGCCACCATTACTCCTCAATCTTGAGGCTTTTCTTGGTGTTGCGCAGGATCACTTTGAACCCCTCAGCACACTCAAAGCTGGATTCAGCACCTACTGCCAGAGTGCTCAGGTCACGCTTTTTGGCCACAAGATTCTTCTGGCGCAGCAAAGTTTCTGCTGCTGACTTCTCACAGGCAAAGGGGTGAGCAGCATCATACACAAACTCTGGCTCTTTTACCTTTGTGACCTTGGGCGCCTTGGCAGCTGGCTCACCCTCAACTTTCTCAGCGGAGAGAGAGCGGGCGACCTTTTGACCTTGGCGAACAGTCTCGCAAAGTGCCCAGATGTTGATGTAGTGAGTGAGGTGGTTGCGAACGTTCTGAGACTCGTTGCCCATGATCAGGTCACGCGCCTCCTGCTCAGTGCGACTTGCTTCTGCCAGCCAGTCATAATACATGGCTGCGAACCCGTTGGCCCCAGCACGTTTTGCCGGACGCAGTTCCTCTTCCAGAGCCTTCCATTCCTCATTGAGGAACTTAAGGGATTGCCCACGCTCTTTGCCCCAAGCCAGATATACATCCTTGGCTCCTGTGATGCCTGATTTTACACACAGCTCAGTGCCGTCAGCAAAAGTCTCTACAGCGGAAAGGGCAGTGATGAGTTCCATGATGGTTTTCATGATAGTATTCTCCAGTTGTGAGTATTCAAAATATTCGATTATAAAGGTAGTACGTTTTCCGATATAAGTAAAGATACTTCTATCTAAGGTCGCTCCTACTTCGTATGCTAGGAGAGAGCTACTTATAGAGGTTCCCCTCTATCTGGGTCTATCCCCGACCTGTGAGATAACTATAACCCAGCTCACAAATATAGTAAAGACCTATTAGTTATAAGCAGCTGGGTTATTATATCTGATAGATATATCCGCTTCCCTTCCTTTATATACGCGCGCAGGTGGAAGGCTAGATGGCCAGAGGGATAGACGTCTGGAGGTGTGGAGGTGCAGAAGGCTATGGTCAGCATGTCAGGGTGAGCGGTGGATGGGTGGGGGAGGGGGTAATGCAGCAGTCCAAGGCCTAGGTGTCCTGCTCACGCACTTCCCTCACACTTTTCACACACCCAGTACACCTCCTCCTAAAAAAAATTTTTTTTTCAGAAAAACACAGTCCAGTGCCATCTATCCTATAATATTATATTCAATCTTCCATCTGCTAGTACATTACACAAAATATTTTAACTATCCCTTTACTTTAGGTCTCGTTTAAGCTAGGCTTTCTATTAGAGGTATCCTTTTAGCAGATGAGACAAGCACCATGGACCTACAGCGAATTATTGAAGAGAAGTGCAAGACATTCAACACACTAACTTCAGAGTTGGCTGTGGAGATTGTCATCTGCGCTCCAGCTCTTTCGCTTGATGAGTGCCTGTATCGTTGCCTGCTTGAAGCATCCGAGCTCACAGAAGCGGAAATGGACTTTGCCAAGCGTCTCCACAAACGCGGCCGTGCCAACGGCGTCAAGGATGCATGTGACAACTTGTTCATGCACATGAAGACCAAGATGGGCGGCCAGTCTGCTATTGAGTATCTGAACAAAGTCTCTTCTGAGTTTGCGATGACTGCACAGAAGACATCAGCTGGCGGATTCCAGTTCCAGATTGTTTACCCAGCGGAAGAACAGAAGTCATAAAGAAGGACTCGTGATTGCTGTGCTCGCATTTGGACTGGTTGCTATGTTGTGCGACTCTCTGATTGGTGATAACAAGTCTCAACCTGCCAAGGTTACAACCACTATGGAATAATCATGACCACCTACATTGCCTCCCCAACCATGGCCAAGTTCCACAAGAGTGATGCATTTGTCCGCTCACTCTTTGGCCCAATTGGATCAGGCAAGTCTGTGGCATGTGTTGCTGAGATGATGCGCATCAGTTGCTTTGTCCAGCAGCCTACTCCTGGCACTAATGTCCGTGAGTCACGTTGGGTAGTTGTACGTAACACTTATCGTGAACTCATGGATACAACAATCCAGACCTTCTTTGACTGGGTTCCTGAGCACACTGGAGTGTTCCTCAAGCAAGACTTGAAGTTCACATTCAAACAGGCCTTGCCAGATGGAACCATAGTCAAAGCAGAGTTTTTGTTTCGTGCTCTTGATAAGCCTGATGATATCAAGAAGCTGCTGTCACTCGAAGTCACAGGCGGATGGCTCAACGAGGCCCGTGAGATTCCAAAAGCAATTATGGATATGCTCATTGGTCGTCTTGGTCGCTATCCAAGAAAGGTTGATGGTCTTGGTGGTGCAACTCGCTACTGCCTTTTGATGGACACCAACCCGCCTGATTCTGATCACTGGTACTACAAGTTGTTTGAAGAACAGAAACCTGAAGGTTATGAGATTTTCTATCAGCCTTCTGGTCTGTCTCCTGAAGCGGAGAACATCAAGAACTTGCCAGATGGCTATTATCAGAAGATGCAAGCGGGCAAGGATCAGGAGTGGATCAACGTGTATGTTAATGGCCAATATGGGTTTGTACAAGATGGCAAGCCTGTCTGGCCTGAGTACAAAGATGATTTCCATCACACTGATAAGGACATCATTGTTCCAAAGTCTCTTACCATTCATGTTGGCATCGACTTTGGTTTGACCCCTGCTGCCATCTTTGGGTTCCGTACACCCACTGACCAGATCATCGCCTTTGACGAGTTGGTAGCGGAAGATATGGATGCTCGCACATTTGGTCGACTGCTCAAGCAGAAGATCAATAGTGAGTACCCAGGATACAACTTTAGATTTACTGGTGACCCAGCTGGTGACTTCCGTGCTCAGTCTGATTCATCAACTCCGTTTATGATGTTGGCTGCTGAGAAGATTCCAGCTGCCCCTGCTTGGACAAACGACCCTGTTATCCGCATAGGCGCTGCAGCTGCTCCTATGAAGCGTTTGGACTCAGCTGGCAACCCTGGCTTCTTGGTAGGCCCTAAGTGCAAGGTTCTGAGAAAGGCACTTTCAGGCGGATACAAATACAGACGAATTAAAGTTGCAGGTGATGAGCGTTATCATGATGTTCCTGATAAGAACAGATACTCTCACCCAGCAGATGGCTTCCAGTACTTGATGCTTAGTCTTGGTGAAGGTACCAGCTTGATTTCAAGCAACTCCTCACCAACCAAGATCAACTACAATAATGATGGGATAATCTAAGATGGATAAGTACACTGATGACGACATCAAGAAAATCATAGCTGAAGAGATTGACCAGTCCTCTGGTTCGTCTAATGATGCTATTGATGCAGAGCGTCAGAAGGCACTGAAGTATTACCTTGGTGACAAGGGCAATACCAAGGCTGGTCGCTCCGCTGTGGTGTCAACTGACGTTGCAGACTCCATTGAGTGGATTCTCCCTGAGATTGTCAAGGCATTCACTCAGAACAATGAAGTAGTAACTTTTGATCCTGTAGGCCCAAATGATGGAACTCAGGCTCAACTGGAGTCCCGCTTTGTTTATGACGTGTTGATGAAGCACAATAATGGCTTCTTGGCAATTCACACTCTTGTCAAAGATGCTTTGCTGCAAAAGAATGGCTTCATCAAGGTCTACTACAACAAGACCAACCGTGTGGCAGTTGAGTCATATATTGGCATCACCACTCCTGAGCTGCAGATGATTCTGGCTGAGGATGATGTTGAGCTTGTTGGCCAGACCACATCAATTGATGAGTCTGGCATCGAGATTCATGACGTCAACATCAGACGCGTTGAGTTGTCTGGCAGCGTTGTTGTAAAACCTGTTGCTCCAGAGAACATGCGTGTCTATGGACGCCACAACAGCATCGACCTGTCTGAGTGCCGCTTCATCAGTGAGACTCAATCACTCACCCGCTCTGACCTTGTTGAGAGCGGATATGACAGGGATGAAGTTTATGCTGTCAGTGTCAGCGATGACATTGAGGCTGATAATCGCAGAACATATCGCTTTGAAGTGCAGGGTGAGTCCACATACGCGCAAGCCAGCGGAAAGTCAGTATCTCCTGAGAATGAGCTGCTGGATGTGACTGAAGCCTACATGTTCCTGGACTTGAATGATGATGGCATTGCAGAGCGTGTCAAAATCACCTACATTGGTGATGATGAGCCAGTCCATATTCTGTCTGTTGAAGAGATTGATGAGTGCCCATATATCTCTGTGACTGCCATCATCATGTCTCACAAATTCTTTGGCCTGTCCATCTATGACAGACTGAAAGAGATTCAGGACATCAAAACTGCTCTGTGGCGCAACATGCTTGACAACATGTACCTGCAGAACAACCAGCGGACTCTGGCGCTCGAAGGCCAAGTCAATCTGGATGACTTGCTTGATGCGCGTCCTGGTGGTGTAGTGCGTGTGACCAACCTGGATGCAGTGCGTCCATTCCCTACCAACCCGCTTAGCAGTGATAGCTATAACATGATGAGCTATATGGACCAAGTCCGTGCAGGTCGTGTTGGTGTATCCCCTGATGGTAGCATCAGTGATAGTGCAATGGGTGATCGTGTTGGTTCAGAAGGTCTTGGCAAGCTTCTTACACAAAAGGAAGAGCTTGTTGGACTCATGGTGCGTGTGTTTGCAGAGACTGGCATCAAGCCTCTTTGCATCCGCATACGTGATCTTCTGATCACCAACAAGGATGCTGTAGAGGATTATGAGTTTAGAGGTGGCTGGGACAAGGTAAATCCATCGCGCTGGGTTGCTCGCAACTCAACAACTGTTCGCGTTGGTACTGGCTCAGGCAACCGCAAGGAACAAGCAGCTGCTCTTATGCAAGTGCTTACCTTCCAAAGCCAAATTATTGCTCAGCCTGGTCAAGCAATTGTTACTGAAAAGAATGTGTTTGCTGCACTCAATGACTTTATCAAGGCTTCTGGTATGCCAGGTGCTGTGCCATACTTCCTTGACCCTGGCTCTCCAGAGGGCCAAGAGAACAAGCAGCAAGTGGATGCTTCCGCCAAGCAAGCTCAAGAGAAAGAGCTCAAAGACCAGCAAGCGACTTTGGAAATGCAGTCGACAATTGCTCAGGCTGAGCAAACCAAAGCTCAAGCTGCACAAGAGTCTGTGCTGCTTAAAGGCAAGATTGAACGACTTAAAACTGCTCTTGAAACAATCAAAGGGCAGAGTGAGAATAAGATTGCAGAGTTGGAGCAACAGCTTTCTGAAGCTCAACTTCAGCTCAAGGATGTACATCATACTGAAGATTTGCAATTCAAGTATGACCAGTTGCAACAGCAGTATGAAATTGCAATGGCACAGCTAACATCTGGAGAGAAAGATGCTAACGCCAGAAAGGATTAATTCATTAGAAAACAGAATCGCAGTTGCAAGACGACAGGTTGATGTGTATGAAGCGCACATTGAACCTTTCATCTTGCAACAGGAGCAGAAATTGTTTGAAGCATTTTGTGGTGTGCCTGCTCAGGATACTGAGCAACTCAGGATTATCAAGATGCAACAAACTGCACTGAGAAGTCTGAAGAACTCGTTTTTGCACTTTCGAGATGAACTCAAAGTTGCACAAAGTGAGCTCAACCAATCTGGAGAATAAGATATGTTTAGATTCAGTAAGGCTGCTACTCTCATGATGCGCTACATGGCACCGGCTGGTGACGATGGCGCGGCAAGCGGAGCGCAAGATATTGAATCCCGCATCCAAGCTGCACTGTTCCCTGAGCAACAGCCGGATGATGGCAATGCGGACGACCAAGATGACGCAGTAGTGAATGGCGACGGTAAACGTCCACCTGAAGCTGACGACGCTGATGATGGTAAAGACGCTGAGCTGGATGGTGATGACGTTGATGATGATGGCGAAATCACTGTGGCAAGCCTGCTTGGGATTGATGAGGATAAACTCGAATATGACGCAGATGGCAAAGTTGTCTTCAATGCTATCATAGACGGGCAAGTCCAAAAGGTTCCGATGGGGGAGCTTGTTAAATCCTACCAGTTACAGGGGCATGTTAACAACAAGTCTATTGCACTGGAAGAGGAGCGTAAGACTTTTGCTGCTACCAAGCAGCAGGCGTCTCAAGAGCTTCTGACGCGGTTGGAGTCACTCAACAAGCTCACTGATGTTGCTGAAAAGCAACTTATGGCTGATTTTGAAGGGGTTGACTGGAATGGTCTCCGTATGACTGAGCCAGGTGAATGGGCTGCTCTCCAGCAGCAGTTCCAAAGCAGGCTCAATTATATCAACCAAATCAAGGCCCTTGGTGGCCAAGAAGGTGAGCGCATTAAAGCTGAACAGCAAGCTGAACAGCAAGCGCAAAATCAAACACGTATTGGCCAAGAATTGGCCAAGATGGTGCAAGATAATCCTGCTTGGTCTGACCAATCAGTAATGGCAAAAGAGTTTGGCGAAATTGGTGCATTCTTGCGCGAGAAGTATGGTTTTGCTGATCAGGAAGTTGCTAACAACTTGGATGCACGATTGATGCGTTTAATCCGTGATGCAAAGCAATTCCACAGTGCAACTAGCAATGTGCAAACCAAGAAGGCTGAAAAGCCTATCCCCAAATTTGTTAAACCAGGCGTTGTTGGTGATCGTCCTTCTATGCAGAAAGCACGTGCTGTTAAGCAGCAGAAGGAGCAGATCAGAAAATCAGGTGGCTCGGTAGATGCTGTCGCAGCCGCTCTCATTGACCGCATGTAAGGAAAACATACTATGGCAATTATTGCTGGATCAAAATCCACCTACTCTGAACCGATTGGTACTGGTGGTAGCCGTGAAGATTTGTCTGATGTTCTGTACGACATTTCTCCCACTGAAACCCCGTTTGTATCTATGGCAAAGAAGGGGAAAGCTACTGCAGTCAAGCATGAATGGCTGACTGACTCTCTGGGTGCTCCGGCCAAGAATGCACAGATTGAAGGCAACGTAGCAGTTGCTACCAAGCCTGGTGATCGCGTTCGTCTGGGCAACTACTGCCAAATCTTCAGCAAGTTTGCTGTTGTGTCTGGCTCTCAGGAGAAGGCAGACAAGGGCGGTGGCATCAAGTCTGAAATGGCTTATCAGGTTGCTCGCCGCATGAAGGAAATGAAGCGTGATCTGGAGTTCGCATGTGTCGGTTCTGGTCTGCAAGTTTCCAAGGCTGGTTCTGAAACTGTGGCTCGTGAAATGGCTTCGCTGCAAGCCTACATGAGAGCAGCAAACACCAGCCTGGGCGCAACTGGTGTTGCTGGTGCTGGCAACGGCACCAATGTGTACACCCCTGGCACCAACCGTGCCTTTGATGAGACCATCTTCAAAGACGCTCTGTCTGCTATGTGGAACCAGTCTGGTGGCTCTGAGAACATCTCAGCCCTGATGGGGTCCAAGCAGCGGGGCATCTTCTCCACCTTCTCTGGCTCCAACACCCGTTATGCATCCATCGATGACAAGAAGCTGACTGCTTCCATTGAGGTGTATGATGGTGACTTCCACACAGTGACTGCGGTTCCTGACCGCTACACCACTGCTGGTGAAGTGCTGCTGATCGACAAGGACTATGTGTCCATTGATAACTTCCGTCCTGTCTTCTCTGAAGACTTGGCAAAGACTGGTGATGGCGCAGCCAAGCAGATCATCATGGAGACCACCCTCAAGGTTGGTAACCCGCTGGCTCACTATGTGATCACTGCGCTGAATCCGTAATAATAATTAATAGCAGGGGCCAGCAATGGCCCCTTTTGTGTAAGGAATTTTCATATGTCTATGCAATTGATGGCATCCCACTATGATGAGTTTTCCAGCATCACTGAAGAGTACTGGTATAATCATCTGACTGATGAACTGACTATCCGTCGTCTTCAGGATGTTGAAAAGAACATTGATGTCAACAAGTTCTTGTACAATGAACATAACAAGCCAAAGTATTCTGACAGTGATGGTTTGCATCTTGTTGCTCGCATTCCGCTTGTTATGATTGAGCATTGGAAAAAGCTTGGCTTTGACTGGTTCAATAGTACTGATAATGAGCGACGTGTTTGGCTTGACAAACCAGAGAATCAATGCTTGAAAGTAAGGCCTGGCAAGCTCGGCGGTGTAATGAAAAAGCCACTCAAAACAAAGGTGAGCTAATATGGATTACAATGAAATTGTCGCTGCTGCTAGAGCATATTGCGATAGAGTTGATGTTGAAGTAAATCAAAACGTTAGAGTTTTTGTTTTGATGGCAGAAGCACGCATTAATAGAACGCTTAAGGTCACAGAACAAACACATCGTGTTTATACAAGAACAATGGAAGGAAAAGAATTTTATTCACTTCCAGAAGATTTTAATGGTATGAGAGTTGTTCACTTCAACACTGGCGATGTTGATGCACAAGGGTCTGGAACCATACAGCTTCACTATGTTACTCCTGAGCAAATGATTGAAATGCAGGAAAGTGCATACTCTGAAACACAAACATATTACACAATTTTAAATAATCAATTGCAGCTTCACAAACCATTACCAAATGGTGGCACAATTGAAATGGTGATGTACAGAAAGGTTCCGCCTTTGAGTGAAAGTAATCCAAGCAATTGGATGTCAGCTGATAACCCAGATATTTATTTGGCAGGTATATCAGCAGAAATTGAAATGTTTGTTAAGAACTATGATGCTGCCAAGCTTTGGGATGATCGTATGACTCGTGCAATTGAAGAATTGAAAAACAATGATTCATTGAATCGTTGGTCTGGGAATACAATGGTCATGAGGGCTGGATGATGACTATCAAAGCAGAAAACTGGCTTGGTGAGTTTGTGTCAACAATTGGCACTGGTGATGCAATCCTTGGTGGTGCAATTGATGGATTCGCTGGCTTTTCAAATGTTGGTGATGATGTTGATGTTTATTACACAATCATGGATGGTCTTGATAAAGAAACTGGCATTGGGACTTTATCAGCAGGTAAGCTGATTAGAAAAGAAATTCATGCAACGCTAGTTTCTGGCATATATGTCAAAAATGGCTCACCACTAAATCTTTCTGGTGATGCACAAGTATATGGCACAGCAAATTCAAAGTTTTTAAGTGATGCTTATGCTTTCATGGCAGTTACAAAAGGTAATACTGCATTAATCAAAGACATACAAGGCCTGCAAATAAATGGCCATACATTAACTGCATCATTCAACCTAACTGCAAATGATGTTAGTGCAAGA